TTGCTAATACTTGTGTGGTTGAACCAGCACCAACTCTATCCAAACGATTATTAGTGTAAGTTACGTTTTGAGTAATAATTTCGTCATATGATAAGAAATCAATAGACTTTATATTATAGTCAATAACACTATTAGTGCCTATTAAATTATTACCTATTAAATCTATTTTACCATTAGGATAATCAGTTTCAAAGGCGTCCATATCAAAAGCGCAGAATAAACCAGTTGTATCTGTATCTTGGTTAATTACTGTTTCGATGAAAATATTTTGATTGTTTGAATCTCTAAAATAAGGTATAAAGCTTAAACCTTGGTAATACTTCAACAAAGTTACTGTTGGATCATTAACAAAGTTTTGAACTTGTGTTTTTCTTAAACCAGTTGTATCAAAATATTTAGACCACTGTACATCATTAGATAATACCGAATAATTAGACCAATCACCTGCTACAACTACAACATCTATCATATAGTCAGAAGCGTAGTCAGTTGGGTAAACATAAGTAGGTATTTTATCTAAAGAACCATACCAATTTAACATAGTTGTATCAAAACCTGTTGCTGTAGTTTTGAAAATGAATACAGTAATATAGTTACCAGATACATTTGTTAAATTTAAAATTCTATCTGCATAATCAGGATTATCTTTAGTTAATGTTAAGAAAGAATCTGGATCTCTTCTCCAGAAACCAACTGTGTTATAAAATCTTCTATATGCGCCTTCTCTTATTATATCGTTAGTTTTATCCGTAGAAGTTGCAAGAGGTGCGTATTGAATTTTATCTAAAGTATCGTCTGTATTTAATAAATTAACCGCATAAACTGGGGTAGACTCAAGCATTTTCGCTATTGTTCTTCCAAAATATGAACCTTTTCTTTCTAAATTTCTATCGATACCGCCAAATATGTTCTGTAAATCATTAGTATTTTGGATTAAAACCGGACTATTTATAGGACCTTGTTTTGAAACACCAATAACTAAGTTAGTTATACCTGTAACAGTTTGGCTCGCAATAACACTTTGGTCATATTCTTCCACGAAGATACCTGGTCTTTTGTATTTGCCAATTTGTAGTGATGCCATAATATTCTTTATTTTTATTTATTTTATATATTAAGATTCAAAATCATTATTTTTCTAATTTTGAGGTATTAGATTAGGATGGATTTTTAAGTGTATTAATTCTCTTTTTAGAATTTTCCAATTCTTTTTTCATTAATTCAAATTCTTTTCTAGAAGTTTGCTTCATCTTCTCTATTTCTTGTCTTTCCTTATCAATTTGATTTAATTTATCAGTTATATCGTTTTGAGTATTTTGTATATCTTTATTGATATCTGATTTATCACCTTGATTTTGTTGTAAGGCAGATTGTCTTTGTAGGATATCTTGTTTTTTAAGATTTAGAGTTTCTTCACCTTTTTTAATCTTTCTTTGAGTAGCACAATACTCAGAATAAAGTCTAAAAAATGGATTTTCCCAAAGAAGTTTTTGTGGTGTTGCCTCTTTTTTCAAGAATTTTTTTGCTCTTAATTTATTAAAAAGATCTTTTGAAACTCCTGTTCCAGATACATTTGGATCCTCTGTATAATTGAGATAAATATTAAGAAGTTCATTCTTTTTTGGACCTTGAAATTCTTTTATATCTACTTCAGATTTATTAAAATTTTGCATATCAGCCGCTATTTCTAACGGCTGTTGCTTTATTTCTTGTGGATTAAATTTTTCAAATGTATTGATATATTTCATTAGTTTTTTCTTAGTGTTTCTTTTAATTCATATTTGAATTTTTTATCAGGAGCTTCGAGTGTATCTAATGCATTATTTAATTTATTAAAAACTTGTTCACCTGTTAAATTTTTATCTTTACCTATCAAAGAATTATCAGCTTTACTTGGATTTTTTGCCATCAAAATTTCCTCTTTACCATCTAAATATCTATATAAAATACCTAAACCGGTTCTTTCTCTTGTTCTTGAAGGTTTACCTGCTTTAATTTGTTTTGCTGGACGTATAACATGCATCGTTACATTTAGTATAACATTATCTTTCGAGGAGGCAAAATAAACCATATTTTGCCATGATTTATCTGCGGTGTCAATAGGTAAATTTATTACACCAAACCAAACTTCTCTTTTAGAGTGACTTTCTAATCCAAATTTTGACTCATCAGTTAAAGAATATGGTGAATAGAAATTAGGTATAGAAATACTACCTGCTTGAAACTTAAATGCTAACCTATTATTTTTAACACCTAAAACTTCACCCATTATTATCTCTGATTTTTTTTCTTTACCTTTACCTTCTGGTTTTATTTCAAAATCAATTACAATAAAATTACCAGGTTTTAAATTGCTTGCATCAAATTTTCTTTCAGATTCCCAGTATATTTCTGAACCATCTGAATCTTCTTTATTGATTTTAGTTCCATATCCACCTGGCTCAGCATCTGATATTTTGGTTTTTAAATCATAATATTTAGTTAAAAATTCGGCTCTTCTTGTAGTGAAATTTTTTATTTTTGATTCATCTGTCATGTCTCTCATAAATTCGGTTAAAACATTACCTTCAGCAGTTTTACCACTTGCTAATTTTACACCACCACTGTCAAAAATTTTTCTAAATTTTTCTTCGGCAAAAAATTGACCAATCGCTTCACTAAAAGCAGTGAATACTTTTATACTAGCCCAAGGCCCTGCCCCAGGACCTTGTGTTTCTGAGCCTTCTTGTGGAGTTCCCGCACCTATATAAACATATTCATTTCTTGTTTTATTAGAAATTCTACCACCTGGCCTTCCAGAAGGAATTAATTGAGTAGCAAAACAACTATATGCTTTACCAAATAATTCAACTATATTTACAATTCTATTTTTACCTCTTTCATCAGTTAAATTAAGAGTATATTTACTATTATCTATACTTTCACTTAATTTAATATCTTCTTGTGTTACTGTCCAATTTTTTTGGTCTTCTTTCCATACTTTTGTCCAACTTTCTTTTAAATCACCAGCTTTATTCATATCAAAAGCTTTGATTTTCTGATATGTTTCAATAAAATTATTGATATTTTCACTTGAATTTATTTTATTTAAAACTGATTTATTTTTTTCAAAAACTACATTTAGTTTTTTAATAATTTCAACCAATTGAAAAATTTCTTCTTCTAAATCATCTAATTTATTATCTTCTTTTATTTGTTTACCAAAGTCTGAAAAATTAGACTTATCATCATTTATATAACCTTCTAACTTTTCTTCACTCAATTTATCTAAGATATCACTTATTTCAGATTCTGCCTTTTCTTCTGGTGAAGAAGTTTGTGTATTCGAAGCGGTACCACCAGTATTAGAAATTGGTGTTGCATCTTCTAAAATATAATTATTAAAAAATGAATCAAAGTTAGATAAAAGTCTTCTTTCCTGTAAAATATCAAATTTAACTGTATATGTATTAGTTATTTTACCATTTTTATCAACTAATCCAACAAAAACATCACTAGGATCAGCTAATTTTGATAATTGTTTATTATTTTTAATATCAATTTGGAAATCTTTATTTAAAACTTTTACTGTCTTTTTTTGATTTTTTGAATCTATATAATGATAAACTTTATTTACCTGTATATCATCTTTTGTCAATTTTTTTGGTACAGGATTTGTAGCTGCTTGTTTTTTAGGTTGTTCTGGTAATTCTTCTAATCGTGATATTAAAACAGCTATACCAGTAGGCATTAATTCGCCAGTAAAATTTTCACCCGATTCTTTTTGCTGAGCAATATACACTACATTTTTATCTAATTTAGTTCTGACATCAATTACATCGTCTTTAGTTAACCAATCTTTATCAATACCTTTTTGAACAGAATGTTCAGTATTAATTAATTTAACAAGCCAAACTTTGCCTTCTTTGTTGGTATATTTGTACCATTTACCAACAACTAATTTATCTTTTGTTAAACCAGTTTTTTCTTCAGGTTTAGTTTCTTCCTCTTTTTCATCCTCATCTGCTTCCTCTTCCTCATCTTGCATTTCTTTATAATCCTTATTTATATTGGAAGTTAATTGTAATAAATAGACTACATCATCAGAAAAATTATTTTTTTCTTGATAATATTTTTTTAAACCGGCTAATTCATCTTCAAACTGTTTTAACTTTGATAAAAGTGTAGCCTTATTATCATTACCTATTTTATCATCATCTGCTAATAAATTGATATACTCTTCAGCTAATTTTATTAGTCCTTTATTTCCAGAGGATACAGTAGTACCATATAATTGTACTTCTTCTTCACCTAATAATGCATTAATCTTTTTTTCTTCTGATAATTTTTTATCATCAGCTATTTCTTTACCGGTATTATCTAAATCAAAAACAGTTTGATACATAGCCAAAAGAGCCATTTTAGCTGTAATTAACTTGACACCTTTCTTTTGCTCATCAGTAAAGCTGTCTGATATTAATCCCAGAAGTTCATCTTCTATTTTTCTAGCGATAGATTTTACTCTATAATAATTATATTGTATTTTTGCTTTTCTAATAGTTGAATTAATTAATCTTCCTAATAAAGATCCACCAAAAGTAATATCGTTTTCAAATGCCTCATTAATCATTTCATCTTTATTATATGAAGATAAAATATCCTTTTCTATTTTAAGTTCCTTAAAATTTTTGAGAAATGCATCTCTAGTATTTAAATATCTCATTAAAAAATATAGTATTTTTATTATATATTATTTTTAACATTTTTATTTTAGGAAATAGTTAAAAATCCATATTTTTGTATTTTTAGGTAATTTTTTTCTAAATATATAACTTATAATTTTAAATTTTAATTATGAGATTCAAACAAGTTAAAGTAGGCGAAAGAGTAATAACAGATTCTACCGAAATTAACAAAGAATTAACTAAGTCACATCTACAATGGCTTAATGACTCTGAAATAGAAAATGCAGAGATAGAGATTAAAAATAATACTTTAATTTGGTTAAATGGTAGCTTTAATGCAGGTAAATGGCATTATGGTGTTTTTAGACAGGGTCGTTTTTCCGGAACTTGGGAAAATGGTATCTGGGAAGGTGGTACTTTTAATAAAAAGGCCAAATGGAAATCTGGTATAGGTAATCCAGAACAATAATCAATCCTTGGTAGGATATAAAAAATAATTTCTTTTTATGAAAAAGAAAAAAGTAATAACAAAGGAGAAGCAAACTTCAATTGTTATTTTCAGTTCAAACAATTTAAGGGTAAGTAAAGAATTAAACGGCGAAATGTTCTTTGAAATTAAAAATGAATTAACGGCAGATTTATCAGAAGCAATAGCAATAGCAATTATTTATGGCATTAATGATAATAATTTTTGGAATACAACTTTTCAAGTAGATATAAATAATATATCTCCTGATAAAACATTATACTGGTTATCTGGTGGTGATAAAGAATGGATATCAAAAGATAACTATACTAAATCTTGGTCTGAAGTTTATTTAGCATATCAAGAAGAATTTGGATTAACTATAATAAACATTATTAATAAAGCAAAAACTTTTGCTGATATAAAAAAAGCATTTATAAAAAAATTAAATCTTCCAACACTATATGAGTTTGCGCTAGATAAAGGTTATTTAAAATAAATAAAAGCCTCACTTTTTAGTGAGGCTTTTTTAATATATAAATTATGATAGGTCATATATTTGATATAGATGTTTTAATCACAACAACTTCACAGCCTTGGATAGTTAATAAAAATAATCCAAATGAAGCTTTAATGAAGATAAGTAGAAGTGATTATAATTTATTTAAAAACGGTGTTTATAAAAAGGCTGGTAATAAAATTGAATATAACGATAAAGTTTATTGGCTACCAAATGATTTATACGAAAAGCTAAAAGTTATTGCTAAAAATAGAAGAATGACTATGGATGACATGGCTATATCTTTACAAGAATTTTTAAATGAAGATTTAATAGAAGAACAAGACTTTACAATAAATTATGATGTTATATCTGGTTTAAAAAATAAAACAGAAGATATTTATTTACTTTGTTCAAACAACACAAAAACATATTTTGGTAAAATAGTAGATAAATTATTAGAAAAATTAAAAGAAGAAGGTATTTATATTAAAGATACCTATTATATTAATGAAACTTTTTTTAATTCGGAAACAGACGAGATTATGTATAAAAAGGCTACTATTTGTTTAGAACATTTAGTAGGATATAAAGTTAATAACAATAAATTTATTGATGAAAAAGTAGAGAATTATTCTAAGTTGTATTATTATGATAATGATTTAGAAACATTAAAATTGGTTAATCAATCAAATTCGATTTTAAAATTTTTAGTCAATAATACTAAAATTGGATTAAAAGACGTTGTTAAGGAAGATATTAAAGAAAATAAATCTACATTTATTGTTAATAAAATTACAAGCAATAAATTTAATAGGTTTATTACAGAAGATGTCTTAATAACTCTTTCAAACATATTAACATTTGAAAGTTTTAAATGGAATAAACATTAATTCATATTTATCATATAAAAAATATGAAATATAGATTTGATTTACATATTACACCAACAGATTTACCGGGTGGTATAACTGTACCAAGACCAATACAGGTTATTAACGAAAAATTAGATTTAATTGAAAGATTATCAGATTTAGAAATTAAATATACACAACCTGGTAGTGATAAAAGAAAATTATTTGAAGAAATGATTTTAATTGAGTTAAATGCAGTAAAGGATATTATCAATATAGATAAATAAAAAAAGCCAGTAATTTTACTGGCTTTTTTATTTATTATCCATATAAGAACTATCTTCAAAATTATTTTGTCCTCTATTATACATCCCAACTGTATCTATTAATGCAAATGCGTTAAAATCTTCTAAATTATGAAAATTATAGGTTGTTGGCATCATTAATTCCATTAATACTAAAGTTTTACCTTCTGTAAACCACTTTAATGCTAATTGTTCTAAAGAATTATTTTTTTCAATTTCATTTAATAAATCCAATGCACGGTCATAATGTTCTTTTTGAACATTTCTTCTTCTGAAGTATTCACTTAAAGTAGCCTTAAATTTTTCAATTTCACTTTTTAATAAATCACTTGATTCATTAATGAAATTATTATATTTATGTATTTTCATTATTTCTTTTTCTTTCTTGCTTTAGCTTTTTTAGCTTGTGCCCATAATTTAGCATCTGCTTTTCTTGCACCACCTTCACCGGTGATGAAGCTATTTACACGACCCATACCCCACTGATGTTGTGCTACACCTGGTCTATGACCTGCATTCCATGCTTGCATGCCTTTAGCAAATACTTTTCTTAAAATACCCATAGGTATACCAGAAGCTTTTGCTTTCTTTCTTAAAGATTCTGTGACACCAGATTTCTTTGATTCTTCTATTTGATATTCTTCATCATTATATAATTCATCTGAAGAAGTATCATCTGATAATAATTCATTTACACCATCATCTGTAATTTCTAAATCTTCCTCTGTTAAGTATTGAGAAAAGTCTTCATGAAGTTCGTTAAAATTTAATATGTGTTTCATAATTATTTGTCTTTGCTACCATACATACGCTGATATGCTTTAGTAGCGGCTGATTTTTTAGTTTTTACCCTTTTACCTTTACCACCTTTACCAGTAGTATAGTCAGCATCCCAGTCTTTCTTATATTCTTTTTTGCCACGATATCTGTCTATTTCTTTTTTCATGGCTCCTGGATTTTTAGTCAAATATTTACCAGGCACTTTACGCCCTTTATAATATTGAGCTTTTGCTCTTTCAACTAAAAATTCTTCAAAGGTAAAAATAGTTTCCATTAATTATATATTATTATTTATTTTTCAGATATTGTGATATAATATCATTTATTTTTCTGGAATCCATTATCATATTTTGTTCTTCACCACCTTCTTCACTTTCTTGAATTTTTTCAACCTTTGATTCCATTTCATTTAAACCTAAATCTTTTCTCATTTCCTTATAGAATTTTTCTAATTCAGTTCTTTGGTTTTGAGAAAATTTTATATTTTCACGATATTGACCCATAGTTTGATTCATAACCTCATACATTCTGGCGTTATTATCACCATTATCAACTTGACGCATTTGATTAATAAAAGTCTTTTTAGTCATTTTAGTTAAAAACACTAGTTCAGCATATACATTAGCATCTTCTTTCATCTTATTTTGTATATAATCATGATTTTTAACACTTGGTGCATCACCTAAATACAAATCAACTAATGAATTAACAACATCATCTGCTCTTTCACCAGATTCAATTATATCATTATCATAGTTATAGATTTGTATTTCATTTAATTCAGGTAAATCACCTAGTGTAGCAATATGCATACCTATATCAAGGTGTTTATTTTCGTCTTGAATTTTGTTAAATTCTTCTTGGAGATTGTTAAATTTCTCTGTTTTCTTATCTGCCATACAGAAACAATATATTTTCTAATATATATTAAAAAATCCATAGTCTTATGGCAACTATTAAAAATCAAGCTACAAAAGAAGAAAACAAGAAATTCGTATTTACTTCTAAAAATATTGAAGAAATCACCGAACAAATATCAGACGGTATAGTCATTAAAAGATATATGAATCCTTGGTTCAGTAATGAAGTAGGAGTTCGTAGAAGCGGTATATCATTTGGTATAACACCTGAAGAATTTCAAGAATATTTAAAATGTGCAGATAGTGTTCACTATTTTGCCGAAAAATACTGTAAAATTAAAAGAGAAGATGGAACTATTGGTCCAATTAAACTTAGAGATTATCAAAAAGATATCTTAGATTTATATCAAAATCCTCGTGTTATATTATGTGCCAGTCGTCAAAGTGGTAAAACTATTAATGCTGCTATATCTATATTACACTTTATTACTTTTAATAATGATAAAAATGTAATGATTGTAGCCAATCTTCGTGATACAACTATAGAAATTATTGATAAAATTAAAAATATTTATGTTAATTTACCATTCTTTCTAAAAGTTGGTATAAAAAACTGGAACCAAAAATCAATGGTGTGCGAAAATGGTTGTAAAATTAGAACAGCCGCAAGAAGTAAAGCACCAGCGATTGGTTTTACAATTGACTTTTTATATTTGGACGAATTTGCTCACATACCTTCTAATATAATTGAACCATATTATACAGCAGTTTATCCAATTGTTTCGGCTGTTAATAACTCAAAAATAGTTATAACTTCAACTCCGAAGGGTATGAATCTATTTTGGAAATTATTAGTAGATGCAGAACGTCCTGAATCAGATCCATTATCAACTAATTTTAAATCAAAAAGAATATATTGGTATGAAGTTGAAGGTAGATTTGTGACTTATTTTAGATTATACCCAAATAAGTTATTTGAATATGGTATAAATAAAGAAGATGTATTTGAACAAGTTAAGGCAGCATTTCCACAAACAAAAGTAGAAATGAAATACATTGCTGATTTAGAGAAAGATGTAATTTACATTTATAATAAACATAATGGTATAGTGACGCCATCTGATGACGTTAAGAAGTTTGTTTATAAAATAGATGATAAAGAATATTTTATAGGTCAAATTGCTTATGTGACTACATGGCAAGAAGAAACTATAAAAGAAATTGGTGGCGAAGATGCTTTTAACCAAGAATATGGTTTAAGATTTGTTGATGGTTCAAGATCACTTCTTAACGAAGCAATTATTGATTCACTTATGAATAATAAAAAAGATTATATACATTTTCCTTCTTATGAATTTGATAGAAGACTTAAATTTAATTATGACGATCTTAAATTTATAAATGATACTACTGTTTTTTCACCTTTAGATAGAAATAAAGTTAAAGGTATATTTTCAATTGATATTTCAGAAGGATTAGGTCAAGATTATTCTATTATTAATATATTTAAAATATCTCCGAAACCATTGGAAGTTATAGAAATGTACAAAAAAGAATATACTTGTCTATCCGATTTCTTCTGTTTAGAACAAATAGGATTATATCGTTCAAATATGGTTTCGGTAAAACAGTTATCAGAATTATTTTATGTATTAGCATTTGAATATTTTAATCCTGAAAATTTCAAAGCAGTAATGGAATATAATACTTATGGCGGCGAATTCTTAGCACATTTACCAGCATTATTTGAAGGCAATAATGATTATGCTTCCGGTATGTTCTTTAGATATAAACATAGAGTTGATTCAGAAGAAGAAAGAATTGGATTAAGAGTTCATAGTAATAAAGAATTATTAGTTAAAGACTATCAAGATAATATGACAAAAAGAAACTTTATTATTAATAATCCTATTAATATTTCTGAAATAACAACTTTTATTAAGCACATAACACCTTCTGGTAATATACGTTATGCTGCCGATACAGGTAATGATGACACAGTTATGTCAATAGTAAATGCTTCTAGTGTATTCTCAAAATATTCTTTTAGAGAAATGGTTGAATCTTGTGCGCATGAGTTGGTAGATAGTCAAACACTAAATTGGTATAATGAAATTTTAAAAAATCAAGAATTTGAAGATTATAATAAACAATCTTCGGATTATACCACATTATTAAATGTAGCTAAACAAAGAAGGTTATTAGAACAGTGGGCTAAACCAAAAAATCCATTTGATAGAAGTTAAACTTCTTCTAAAGTGCAAGTTAATTGACACTTAATTAGAATGTTGTATATTTTTTCCATTTTTTCTTTTTCGCCACGTTTAACGTCACAAGAACCTTTAAAATGAATTAAATAAGTACATTGTTCAGCTTGTTGTGGATGATGACCACAATACTTTATTAAACAGTCTATAACATGTTCAAAAGTATTGAAGTCATCATTCCAGACAATAACTGCGTATTTATCTTCTATTAGTTCGTCTAATTCAGAGTATTCCTGCTCTTTATATTTCGACATATTAATATAATTGTTTTTTGTTTATCACATCAATAATAGAAACTTTAAGACCATATTGTTCTTCCATTATAGTCGCCCATTCAACAAATTTAACAAGATGTTCATGTCTATCATCATAAAGAATAAATTCTTTAGCTTTAGGATTTTTTCTAATGATACTTTCAAACAATCTAGTTTTAAACTTGTAAGTCTCAGAACCCCAGTTGCAAAAAACATCATCTACAATTATACCCTTTGAGTCCTCACCCAAATGTTTTTTAGTTTGTTCGATGACATGTTCACTTATTAGTATTTTTTCAACTAGTGGTTTGAGTTTTTCCATTCTACCCGTTGCTATAAAAACATAGTTATCAGGATCAGATAATGCTTCAGCATATCTTTTGATAGTCCATTGGTTAACAGAAGGATAAAAGACATCTAAATCAAGAGTTTCTGGTTTGGACCACCAACCTGTTGGATGAGGAAAAGGCTCACCCTTTGTAGCCAACCAAAGTGGTCTACCTTCTTCTGGCTCTGCGGTATAAATCAGAGTTTTATCGAAATCAAAACAGATTAGTTTCATTTTAATGAGTAATTAAGTTTTTTATATATAAACAAAGATACGAAGATTTTTCGAAATCTCAAAAAAAATTATGAAAATTATGAAAAATTTATTGATTTTATTAGGATTAATTTTATTTCTTGGTTTAGGTTATTTTATCTTTACAAAGTATAAAAGTTTTTCCGAATTAAAAAAACAAGAAGATGTTTTATTAAAAAAGATTGAAAGATTCCAGGCAATTGATGATAGTCTTATGAAGGTTTCTAATGTTTTAAAAGAAGAAAATTTAGCTTTAGAAAATAAATTAGTTGCTGATTCTTTAATTTTAGATAGCCTAAAAGATGAATACACAGATGCAAGACATGACGCAAATGTTTCTGAAAGACAAGCAATGATATTTAAGAATAAATATGGTGAAGTTAAAACAAGAATTGTTTATTTAGAATCACATATGATTATGATAACTGGTGATAGTTTGTTATTATCACTTTCAAAAAAAATAAATTAATATGAAAAAAATTTTATTACTTACATTTTTAACTATTTTAAGTTTTTGTGGTTTCTCACAAACTTACACAAATTATAATATAGCAGCTATTAGTGAAGATTTATCTATACCTAGATATTTAATAGGTGAAAATTCAAATAATAATATAAAAGATACAGTTGGTATTGTTATAACTCTAAAACAAGCACAAAAAATAAATACTGATTATGATATATTAGCATTATATCGTGGATTACATAAAGATTGTGATTCTACTGTTAATTTTTTAGTTCAAGTTGTAGATGATTATAAGAGAGCAGATGTTATAGCACAGGCAAGATTTAAAATGTACGACTCTACATTAGCTGATGCTAAATTAAATATCAATAATTTAAAAGAACAAGTTTCAGTTGGTTCGGCAAGAATTTTAGTTAAAGATAGCACTATACTGGCTAAAGATGGGTTAATTGATATTGAAAAACAAAAGTCAAGACATTTTAGAATACAAAGAAATAAAGCACTTTGGATAGAAACACCAATTATTGGTATATTATTAATAGCTCTTGGAGTGGTAGCATCACACTAAAAAGCATTTTTTAATTATAATATATAATTTACAAAACAAATATTTTGATAATGAAACATGTAAGAAAATTTGAAGGTTTTAGAAATAATAAACCTGAAATTAATTCAGAAGAAAAAATAAACGAAACCGTATTTCAGGTAGATAATATCTATAGAGTAAACGTTATTGTAGACGTTGAGGCAAAACTTTTATCAGCTTATGCTAAAAAAGTTAAGCAAAATACTGGTAAAGAAATAAACGACTTGTTAAGTAATGCTATGATAGCAGAAGAAATAGTAAGATGGGTGTTAAAAGACGGATTAGATGTTGAGAAAATACCAGGTAATGCAATTATTGGTGGTGCTCAAGGTCAGGCTCAGCCATCTCAAGCACAAACACAAGTTCAGACGCAAATGGAACCACAAGGACAAATGCAAGCACAACCACAGGCACAAGGACAAGATATGGAAGAAGTTCAATCGCAAGGTCAGGGACAAGCACAAGGTCAAAGTCAGGGTCAAGCACAAGGTCAAAGTCAGGGTCAAGCACAAGGTCAAAGTCAGGGTCAAGCACAAGGTCAGGGACAAGCACAAGGTCAAGGTGGTGAAGAATTACCTATTTAATAATATATTCATAATAAAAGCCGCTCAATGAGCGGCTTTTTTATTTTAACTAATACATTGCTGACCACTACAAAAAATGGAATAATCTTCTAATTGAATGACTTTGTGATAACCAATAACTTTATCACCAAGAATTGTTAGAACCATTCTATTAATAATCTCATATGGATCACCATTAGACGCAGGACGTCTATCTTCTAAATAGCCAGGTGTTGTAGAATC